CTAGCTTTAGCATTACTTTGTTCTGTATTCAGTTTAAGGTAGGCATCATTTAGTTTGGTTGAATAAACATCTTTAAGTTCTGCAATAGCATTACCCTTAGATGAAATCAAATGATTGATTACAGCACCAAAGGTTTCATTAGCAATCTTAAAGCCACTCTCGCCTAATGCATACCAATCAATGTCCGCACCTTCAACCCCAATAGGCTGTTGTGCAAACTGGGTTGGAGTTTCCTTGTACACATTAACGGACTCAGGTGGCACAAAGCCAGCCTTTGGTCCTTCTTCAAAGATTGTCTGTTGTAGAGGATTGAGTTCAGGTGCTGGCATTAGTTGTATCTCCAAACATATTAGGGTACTTAGACATAGCTGTATAAATACTTTCTGTTAATTCTTTTGTTGTTTTAATCCGACCAGAAGTAATCTCACCACGAAGACCGCGATATACTTGGTCTTTAGATGAAGACTCTGGGTTAACTGCAAAGGCTTCATTCCATCTATCAATGTTATAATGACCTGACTCTAATAACTTAGAGACTTCCATTGCAGATTGTTTCTCTTGACTAGAGATAACCCTGCGTTGGGAATAGATCTTATTCTCAATAGCTTCTTTGATTGGCTGTGTTGCTGTCTCTTTAACTAAGACTTGTTCAGCAAACGAAGGGGAGCCATAAGCATCATTTGGTAAAGCTTGCTTACGATCCTGTAGACCAAAGCTAGGAATGAAAGTTCCATTCTGATTGTAGATACCAATACGACCATTGACTACCGAGGCTACATCAAACAAGTTCATTTGTTCTAGCTTCATAAAGTCAGAGGAGTGTTGGTCAGTAGATACATCAGGGTCTAGTTCATTATTCATAAGGAACTGATTAACCTTACCGCTCAATGAATTAGAATAGACCTGACTTGCCTTACTAAAGTTAGCCGTAGCCACTACAGTAGATAGCTTAGCTAACTCCGGAGCAAGAGCTGATCTTGCCCACTCTGGAGAGTTAGCCATACGATCTCTTAGGAAGAACTCCTTACTAGAGACACCACTGATATTGTTTAACTCAATAAGAGTTGTGTTAATAAAGTCACTGGTTGCCCCATCCTTACCAGATGGGTGCAACTTCTCGTATTCTTTCCAGAAGTAATTCCTGCTGTTGTTGGAAAGACTGTCGAGGGAATTATTATTCTTCCAGTAATTAAATCTATTCTGTGCGTTAGTAGGATACATCTTAGTGGCTAACTCTGTGATCTGATTAATCTTGGCAATGTCTTGCTTGTCAATCATCTCCTCAGTGTTAACTGCATCAACGGCATTGGTGTTTGTTTCAGTTGCAATCTGTTGCAATGAAGAGTATAAATCTTTTTTAGCCATTTGTTATTCTCTTTAAAATCTAAAATTACTAAAACCAGTATTACCTAAACTTGGACTTGGCATTCCACCCATGCCCATTAGACCACCGGAACCACCCGCCGCAGGTGTTTTACTTCCACCACCATACTGCATCTGAGCTTGGATACCAACAGATGCTCCCTGCAGACCAGCCTGAATTAAACCAGTAGTCAATGCAGTTGAGGAGTTGTTAGCAATACCACCCTTAGATGGGATGAAGACTCCAAGGTCTGGAGCAAAGGCATTGCCTCGTTGTCCTAGTCTTGTTTGTTGTTGTGTGATGATGTCTTGATAGGCACTACGATGGTTTAGCTTGAGGGCTACCATGTTGCTACCTAGGGCTTCAATGTTCTGACGAAGCATTGCTCTAGCAGTTCCACTGTTTGCAGTGATACCACGGGATGTCATTGAAGACATAAACTGTGCATTGACCTGTGAGGTTTGTTTGCTTAGTGTACTCTTTTGATTTGAGAATGACTTGTCTAAATAGTACTCTGCTAGTGCTCGTTCCGTTGCAGCACCCTTTTCAATCTGAGCACTACGCTGAAGGTTGGCTTGGAACTCTCGCATAACATTTCTGTCTTGCGTTGCCTTCTGCCATTGGTTCTGAAAGTTTGCATTCCTTTGCTGAATCTCTGCTGCTTGTGCTGCTGCGTCAGCTTGGCTAGCTGACCCCAATGCACCCATAACGCCAGAGGCTAAAGATAGTACGCCCATTCCTACTGCTACTCCTACACCCATTTGAGTCCTCTTTCTAAGAAGGATAAGATATCTGGTATTGAATCTGTGAGATCCTCAGTACTTACCCGCATTATTTTATTTTGATTTTGATTGTTGAGCCACTCATTTAAATGAGTAGCATGCTCGTAGAATATATCTACTGGATTGATTAGGGTAGCAAAAACAGGGTGTAGTTCACATTCATCTTTAAAGACTTTGTATATACTATACATCTGAGCTAGCTTATCTTTTCTTTCTAAGACAACAATACGAGATATTCGATTTGTGTTAAGGGTTATTAAATCAGGATACCATAGTTTTACAATATGGTTATTTAATTGTTTAGGGTCTAGTGTGTTTGTTTCCCAGTATCCCTTAGGGTTATGTTTAGGAACAACCATGTTATTGAATGCCTCCCCTATGATGGGGAGTCCTGCCTTCTTAGCACTCTGCATTACAAATGAAGTACCAGTACGGGGACCAATACCTGTTACAACAGCTATACTCATTTACGATTTCTTTTTAATATAGATTTACCGAACCTACCCTTTGGAATATCCTTTCCATTCAACAAAACAGCACCGGAGATTCTATCACCTAGAAGACCAAGTACTCTTTTGTTTCCCATCCAATCTTTAATCTGATTCTTGTAGTCTTCCTGTTGTTTGTAAATCAATTCTCTATCTGGATCAATAGCCAAAGCATTAACCCAATGGGACACAGCAGCACTCAGTACATCAACACGGTCATCATGCTTAAGAGCACCCCGCTTGTTCTGTAGTCGAGTGATCTGCATCTGATTCTCTTTGTCTTGGATAACTCCCACATCAAATACAAGACGGTGTTGTGCCATGATTGGCTCAAGTGTACTTAAGATTCTATTCTCTTTAGATCCTGTAACCTTGTACTCTTCAATTCCAATCTGCCCACAACTCTGTGCAATGACAGGCTGGATAATCTTACCGAACATACCATCACCATAGTTAGACTCATACTTAACAAGGTTAATCTTGTATTGATTAATAAGCTTACAGATCTTCATAAGGGTAACACTATCGTATCCTCCTTGAATGCCTGTCAATTCATGTATCACAATATAACCATGAGCAAAGGAAGCCACACATAGAGCTGTCTCATCCGCACCACGACCTGAGGGATCTATGAATAAGACCGTCTGATTGTAGGGAACAAAGGATGGCTCAATATGCATAGGCTCATAAACAAGATCACCCTTCATACCAAATGAAGAGACTCTCTTATTCACAACACTCTTAGCATGAACTACCTTGACTGGGAAGACCTGTGGATCTACATCCAATACAATTAAATCTTCTAATCTAAGGGGGTATCTTTTGACATCTGAAGTCGATGTCTTAAGCTTGTAGTGTAAGTCAAAGTTGGTCGGACCAATCTTCGCTTCAATTTCAGCAAGCTTTTCTGTGGGAAATCTTTCAGGCTGAGTCGATTCTCCCGGCTCAAAGCCCAGACCAAGAATATATTCATCAACATTTTCTATCTCTTCGGGGTTAGTTAAGTCTGGCATGACAGCCGGAAACTTAACGGTGGGGTAAATCCCACCTAGTTTATTATATACAGAGTCTTTAGATTGTGGTGTACCTAAGAATCGGATACTAGCCACATCAACTTTATTTACTACATTCTCTAACTCCAAGCATCTCTCCCAGAGTTTCTCTCTAGCCTGAGGGGAGTCAGAGTTTTCTACAATCTCAACATCATCACCAATAATCTGATCAGCATGTAGACCTGTGATCTGTGAGGTAATACCCTTAGCAGTTACTGACAGATCCTGTCCGAACTGGGTACGGGTATGTACATTAAAACCAAAGGCACTATCCTTGTCATTCTCTAATGGCTCAAGATCCTTCATGTAAGGAACCTGAGTTAGGATAGCTCTGGTCTGGAACACAAACTTAATAGCCCGGTCAGCCCCTGCTGATAATACAAGTATTGTAGTATTGTGATTCAACAAGAGTAACCATGAGACATAGCATGCCATGATTACAGACTTGCCGTCACCACGCCCTGCCTGTAGGAGCATATCCTTAGTTCCTACTTGGAGCCGATGTGCCATAGCGTATTGCTTAGGGGTAGGTTGACCCAAGCCTAGGTACTTGAAACAAAAGTAAAGATGGTTTCTAAAGTCTTCTAGGACTTCTGGGGGAGCTTTCATGGGCTTCCTTTCTAAACCCCCTAGCAGGGGCTATAAACGGTTTCTCAGTCAATAGGCTATCTTGCTAGCCCAAGTACAATCAAATGGTTCCTAAGGGCATTCCTGCCCCTAGGAACCGTTGTGTTAAATCTGGGTAGACTTAAATTTGAATGGCATCTTAGCCTTCATTGCCACCTCTAGGGTGTCAAGGGAGGTCGTAGGGATACCATCTAGAGCTTCCCGGTTGTCGTTGACCACGCCACGAATGACTTGGTACAGACCGGGGGTACTCTTTGTATCGTCCTGAAGATCGTCTAGAAGACGCTCAATAAGACGAGCATTTAATTGAGTGATAAGTTCTTTATTCACTTCTTCTTGAACAGCTCAGGCAGCTTGCTCACTGGAACGACTGATCCAGCAATATAGCCAACCACGCAAAGAAGACATGCAAACCAAACTGAACCGATAAATGATGCCATAATATTATCCTTGTACTTTCTTATATGCAGCATCGAAGGCAGGATCTCCTGCTCTGAATGCTGCGATTGCTTCTCTAATGGTAGTAGGATCTGATTCGTCCTTGGCTTCAGCAAGCAACTTAGCTTGTTGAATCTTCTTCTCTGGGATAAACAACCCAAGAGAATATACTACCTTCTTAATTAATGTACCAATTCCTGTATACCACAGGAGTACACATACACCCAATATAGCTAAGGCAATAAAGCCGTAGCTAAGTAGGTCTGCCCACCAAGGGGTACTGTCTTTTATATTGCCTAAGATACCCGCAATGTCCTCAGATTCACCAAGGATGTTACGGGCGTATTTGTGGGCGACTACGATGTCCTCCGTATTAAGTATCTGTAAAGCACTTGCTTGTATCTTATAAGTGCTTGATGATATCTCATTAACAGAGGAACATCCTGTAAGAAAAACTAGTAAGAATATCTTACGCATTAATTCCTTTCCAGCATCTCAATACGATACCGTAGTTCCTTCAACTCAACCATTACAGCCACCATGTTTTTTCCTAATTCAATATCAGTCTTAACTAGATCTCTAGTTATGTCTTTTAATAGAAGAAGTTCTGCCATGCTGTTGTCGATTTGAGCCTCCCTTTTGCCTAGGCGTATAATAACAGTAACTACCCCAATGGTGAGAATAGCTAATTGCAATACCGAAACATAGATACCAATGTTATTCTCTGTCATAAATATTCCTAAAATAATTAAACAAGATACCAATGTATTGAAACACCTTTTAACCAATTATTAACAGCAACTCCTGCTGGAGCACCGGCTGCACCATATAGATTAAAAGTAACTACCGATCCACTATTAAATGCGGTATAACTTTGTATAGCAATACTATATAAACTATCTCCAATACTATTGCTATAGCTTGTTCTATATAGTATTCCTTTCCATTTTTTACCATCTTGAGAAGTACCCGGAGCATAGGTTGTCTGCACCGCAGCCTGACTACCTACCCAAGCATGATTAACGATTATTGGAAAACGACGATCATCAACATATCCCTTAGTAGTAACAACAGTAGCAGCATCATCTCTTATAGTAGCTTCTGAGCTAATCTTAGCACTAGCAGTAATGGCACCAGTTACACCAAGACCACTGGTTAGCGAAATAACACCCGCTGAGTTAATTGTAAGTCTATCTGTATTAGCAGTTTTTACAATAAAGCTACCTGTAGCTGATGCACCAGTACCAAGAACTTGGTTAGTACTACCAGTAGTAAGATTACCAGCAATAGCCATGTAAGTTCCAAGGCTTGCTGTAGTCGCATAAGGAGACAAGGCTGTGGTTAAAGCAGCTTGAGTAATAATCTCATTATTAGCGGTAGGAGCTGCAACTGTTGCTGCACCTACAAGCCATGCTTTACCAGAAGCAGGAACTCTTAGTACTAGATCGCCAGCAGTAGCTGGAGATACAGTAGATACCTGTCGGTTAATACTTGTGGTGCTATTAACAGCTCCAAGTAAAATCTTACCAGCATTATTTAGGAGAGTTAGCGTAGATGGTGAATCAATTGTGACATTACCAACTAGAGTACTAGTCCCATCTACATTTAGATTTCCATCAACATCCAATGCTTTTGTAATATTTACTAAACCAGTACCATTAGGTGCTAGG